TTCATTATTATTAAGTATATTAAGAATAAAAAGTGTATGAGGTATTATCAGTATTAGATGTTACTTTATATGTAATATCCATTTCAAATATAAATGGTTTTTGTTTTCCTTTTGTTATTTCCCAAGGTGAATCATCTGTAACCGTTAAATTACATGCTGTTAAAAATCCATATGGAGTGTTTATAATATTACCAATTTTTAATGGTATCAATTGACCAAATACACCTATGTTTCCTTTGGGTGTAGGTAGGGTTAATTTTTTAATCCTTTCTGCTTTGCTCCAAATTAAATCTAATTCTGAATTATTATCAGCATACATTTGAAATTTAAAACTAATCTCTCTTTCCCAACTATCATATAGATAAAATTTAAAACCACTACCAACCGATTTTGTATCTGTCCAACTCGGTGTAGCATTATCACTTAAACCAGTTATAGTTCCTAATAATGTAACTTTATCAATAGACAATGCAACAATATCAAATACTTTACCATCTGTATTTTGTAATACTTCTTTTTTTATTTTAGGATATGGTACATATTTTTCTTTTCCAGAATGATATTCAGTATCTCTGGTATTAATATCTGTATAAAATCCTTTACCATACCATGCATCCTGTTCAAACGTATTTTTATTATTAAATCTTTGTCTAGCTATTATATTTCCGTTATACTTTATTGTTTTTGATGTAGAAAGTTTACCAGCTCCTTCTAATAAATTATCACCTGCTCCAAAATTTAGACTTGTATAATATAAATCGTTATCTACATCAAAAGAACCACTTTTATATCCATATGTACTAAATACACTTGAATTAATATCGTTTAATGATTTATCGTATACTTTTGTGTTATCGAATGAATGACTAGCAATTATATTATTATTGTATCTAATCGTTCCATCTTTGGTTTCCCATCTATTTTTTAATATATTATCACTAGTTCCGTAATTTTGAGAAACTATTGAAGAATCAAATGTATAATAGGTAGTATCATTTCCAATATAGTAACTATAATCTAGTCCATTTTGAGTTTGATAAGTAAATGGATTTGCACTTTTATCATCCTTTGCATCGTGTAAATTAATTACTGGTACATATCCATTTAATTTATTTGATACTTCTGAAAATTTTCTACTATAAAAATCATCTAATCTATTTGATGTTCCTTTAACTAATCCATCTTGTGTTGGATTACTAGATAATTTTATAACTTTTATTTTACCTTCTTCTTTTCCTAATTCCATTCCTGCACCAAATAATCCACCAAATAATCCAGGTCTATTTGAAAATTGTGTTTGGTTTACTGCAATATTATCAGTTACACCCGATTGAAATGCAAAAGTTGATGGGAAATTATCAGGATATAGTTGACCCACAGGAAGTTTAACTGCCGGTAACTTTTTCTTTTTTAATGTTAATTTCTTTTTGTTTATTAATGCATCTAATCCAGCAGATACTAATTTTGTTGCACCACCGATTGCTGCACTAACTAATGCATTTTTTAAATTTGCTCCTAAGTTTTTTAAACTAGCATTATCTTTTAAAAAATTTCCTAATGCTCCTTTATCGTTTCTTATTCTACCATATAGTAAATCGGTATATAAACTATTTACCATTTGGTCTGGCTCAGATTCACTTAATCCGGTATATAAATCTCCTGGTAATTTTGGATTAGTTAATTGAGAAATTGCACCACCCGCAACACCACCCACAATAGGAATTTTTGATACTACTTTTGATGCTACTTTTACAGCTGCTTTTTTTAATTTTTTTGTATCAACTTGCCCTTGACTCATTATACGGATAATATCTGCACCATATAATTTAGGAGTTGCCTTTAACCAAGCTTTAGATTGTTCTATATTAATTGCAAACCTATCACTTGGGTCGGGCTTAATCATATCATCCGTTTGTTTATTCGGATTAAATCTAGGGTCAAACTGATATGTATCTAATAATTCTAATAATGTTTTACCCATAATTAAGTAGGTTGTCTTTTGTTACTAATTGCTAATCCTGTGTTCATTTTCTTACCATCTATATACACCGCAATCTTACCATCGCTCATATCTTTTCTTAATCCCATAATTTCTTCTAATAATTTAGTAGAAGTATCTTCTTTACCACCACCGGCACCGGAACCACCACCCATCAGTGCCATTAAAATACCACCACCGATTGCTAATCCTGCTAATACAGGAAGTGCAGCGATACCCATTTGTCCAATCATTGCTAATGAAAGTGCCAATGCACTAAATGCTAATGCTAATCCTAATATTTGAGGAACTATTGCTATTAATCCCGTTACATATGTTTGTATTCCCCCTAACGTTGCACCCATTGCTCCTGCTCCTGCTGCTAATATACCCAATGCAGTTCCAAATACTAACAATGCTAATGCACCCATCATAATTGGTCCGGCAAATGTTCCAAATATTGCAAGTCCAATTCCTAATGGTATTAATGCTAATCCAAATAATGCCAATTTACCAACATCTAATGCTGCAAAACTTGCTGTGAAACTTTCCATTGGTCCCGCAACATAACTTAATCCAACACCTAATACCATCATTGCAAGTCCTAATCCAGCTAATGCCAATAACCCAGCACCAAATACAATAGCACCCGGTCCCATCATTAAGGCACCTAAAGCAAATGCGGCTCCGGCGAATATTACCAAACCAGCTGCAGCTGCTAATACTGAATCAATTTTTACGTTTGCTATTAAACTCATAGCAAATGCAAATGGAATCAATGCTACTCCCAATACTGCTAATGCAATAGCTCCTTTAATGATTTGCTTTTCCGCCTTTGCCATGGCAGCAGCTATTCCAGCTAAAATAATTAATGCACCCAATCCCATCACAACATCTGGCCATTTTACGGTAGCAAACTCTTGAAATGCTTTTGCTGCTACAAATAACGCTGCTGATAATATCAATAATGCAACCGCTCCTTTTATTAAATCGCCACTTTTTATTTTACCAAACTTACTTGCTTGTCCTGCCTGGTCTCCACCTGCTGCCGCCGGAGGTGGTGTTGCTGCTGCGGCTGGTGTTTTATTTGCTTTAAATCTTTTATCAGGTAATCCGGCTTTTGTTAATGGTCCTACCATTGAAGTACCTGCATCTAATCCGGATTGTGCTGCTTTTAAACCTAACATTTTAGCAATTGCTTTACCAATCCAACTCACCATACTTCCAAGTCCACTAAGTATTCCGTTAATTGGTTTCATCATAAAACTCATTGCCTTTGTTAAAGCAGGTATTTTTATTCCCATTTGACTAAGATGTGCTCCGAATTGTGCACCCGATAAAACCAATCCACCCATTCCTTTTAATGCCTTTCCTGCTATTGAATCACCAATAACATGCATTAATGTTGAAATTCTTTCGTATTGTTGTGCCGCCACACCATGCATACCTTTTAATGTTTCTTCATGTGCTACCATCTTCTGCATTTCTGCATTTGAAACACCTAATGCTTTTGCTACCGCTTGTCTTTGGTAGTAATCCATTTTATTATATTCACTTATACCACCAATTGCTTCCAATCCCGCTTCCATACTCTCTGCGATTTTACCATTGTATGCTAACTCTCTCGCCTTTCCTAAGTTTAAATCTCTACCTAATAATACAGATGCTTCCATTTCATCAGCTACCGATGTTTGGTAATCTAATAAATGGTCTGCCATTTTTTCGGCTGTTCCTAATCCTATACCTAATTTAGCTGCTGCTACCGCTGCTTCTGCAATATTTTTACCACCCTCTTGAGTAAATTTAGCCATAAATTCACTATTATTAGCAATATCTTTCATTGCTTCACCTGGCATTACACCATTTGCGGCTGATAAGGCTGATACATATTTAAGTGTATTTTGCCCCGTCATCCAACTTTGTCCTTGTAGTTCACCGAATGCCGTTGATAAATATGCTGCTTGTTCACCACTTAATTTATAATGGTATGCTAACATCGCTGCATCGGCTGCCATACCATTTGATATATGACTAGTATCTCCTAACTCTTTACCTAATTCTTTTACTGCCTCTGCACTTTCTTGACTTAATATTCCAGCAAGTAAGATTTGAGATTTAAATCCCATAGCTTGTGTTAAGCTATATCCCATCTCTCTACCAACTTCGTGAAATTTATGTGCTAATTCACCTGCTCCAAACAAAGCCATTCCAATCATATTTCTAGTAGAACTAAAAAATACTTCTGTAGCGGTTGTTATTTTTTTAAAAGTTTTATTTATACCTTCTAAATCTTCACCCAATTCTTCGTATAATTCTTTTGTTTCTTTTGATAGATTTGCAAATTTGCCGGCATCTTCTTTCATAGTTGATAATGCATCAATTTGTTGATACATACTACTAATTATTGCTCTATCTATATCTGCTTTATCACTGGTTTCATCAAATAATCCTTCCGAAATTGTAAGTTGAGATTTCATTGCAGCAATTTGATTATCAATTTCTTGACTTTTTGTTGCAATTGCTGCCGAATCTTCTTTATTTAATCCCGCTAATTCTGCAATTGATTGTAAAGTAGTTGCATATGATTTTGATGCTTCCTCAAATCCATCTTTTTGATTATTAGATGCTAATCCAATACTATCCGCTAAATTAACTCCAAATTTAACAGAACTTTTTAAATGATGTTTTAATTTTTCCTGCAGTTCAGACATACTATTAATCGTCTCTTCCGCTGCTTCGTAGTTTTGTTTTAATTCTTTAAGAGCTGTATTTTCTGCATTTACTAACTCAACTACTTTTTTTAATTGTTTAACTTTGCTAGCTAATAATGACGCATCTGCTTTAGCTATAGCATTACCTTCTTCTAATGTTTTGCGTTCTTTTTCACGTAACTCCAAAACTTCAGCAACTAATGCTTTTCTAGCTTTCTCTAATCCAGTATCATTTGGGTTATTAGCCATTTATTATTGTCCGTGATATTTTTTCATGTATTTATCAAAATCACTCCAATCATTTTTCATTTTTTCCATTTTCTTAGCCACTTCTGGATGCACACCTGCCTTTTCAGCTGCTTTGATATATCTATCTGCTACACCCCTTTGTAATGATTTAAAAAAATTATCTACAATTGAAGTTAATAATCCTTCAGAAATTTGTTCTTTATTATTTTCCATATCTTTGCATGATTTTATATAAATATCATATAAAACAAAAAGTTAGGAGTTTATCTTCTCCTAACTTTACTATTTGTTTTTTGTATTTGTTCGTTTTCTTTCTTTTTTATTTCTACTAATTGATGCACATACATTTTTCGTATATGTAGTGGTAAATTATACACATCAGAGAATGTAAATCCTCCTCCACCTTGAAAAACCAAAAAGAATAGTTCTTCATAAAGTGATTTTGTATAATTAGGCGGTAGGGTAAAAAAAGCTAATCCCAAAGGGGATATCAAGTGCCTCCGACTCACCCGTAACTTCTGATACAAAATCATATTTCATATTTAAATCGGGAGAAAGTTCTTTAAAGAAATTTCTCAATGCCTTTGTATCACCTGCTAACATATTTGGTACAAACTTATTAATAAATCCTCTATCGCTATTACCATCTACTTCTACAATCATATATTTAAATCTTGTAGTAACATCAGTACCTACACTCTTGCCTTTTGTTAATCTTTCCATCGCTTGAGTTTCTTGTGTGATATCTTTTTCATCTTTATGTGTAAGTAATCTAACTATTAATTTCTTTTTAGAAACCGGTAGAGTTAACTCATATCTATTTTGTGAATTTAATCTACTATAATCAATATCTTTGGTTTGGATTGCAGATAAATCAATTGTTACTTTTTGTTTTTCACCACTAAAAGGGTCAGTTATTTCTACATCATAATCAGGACCATATCCTAACATACGAGTTGCTAAATAAACTGCATTGATATCACCGATTACCAAATCATCTACGTTTACACCAGGTTGAACTACTACTGATTCTAATAATTTTTGTAGAACGATACCTTTGTTAATTAAGTTTCTATCAGCTAAGATATCTTCTTCTCTCGCTGTCATATACTTAATTTCTAATGTTCCTTTACTCAATGGATTTGATTCTGCGTATACTTTACCTTCGGATGGTAATGATATAACTTGCGTTGGAAAATCAAATGTTGGAGCTGCTTGCTGTGTTTGTTGAGGTTGTACTGGCGTTGTACCTCTTTGAATGTTTATGTTTTCTTCCATAATAACTTTTTGTTTGTTTTATATAACTATTTGTTTTTTAAATTTTTATTCTTCACCACCTAAATCATAAGTATCTTCCCATTCTTTTACCGATTTTGCTTTTCTTTTTTTGAATTTAGATTGTTTAGTTGGTTTTAATGAATCATCATCTTGTGTAGAAAATGGTTGATTTGATGTTGTATAACTCCATGCTGAACCACTCGGATATCCATATGCAGTTGATGTACTTCCAAATCCAAATGGTGGATTAGCTATTGTAATAGAACCACTTCCAGGTGTTGTTGTAATCGTTGTACCATTAGTATCGCCACAATTTATTTGAAATGGATTATACGGATTGTATGGTTGGATAAATGGTAATGTTTGTATTGGTGCAGTATTTGGTGTTCCAAACGGAAATCCTATTGGTGTTTCATCTTTAACTTCTGCTAATTTATCTTTTAATAAATCCCATTGTTTTGGAGTAATATTATATTCATGTACTCCGTCCGTAAATCCTTTTAACCAAAGTGTAAATTCTTTTGATGTCATAACTATATATTTGTATATATAAATATAACGAAAATAAAAAAGGGAAACAAATAATGTCTCCCTTTTCTTTTATATTTTTCTTTAGATTAGAATTCTAAGATTGCGTAATCGTAAGTAATTGTTAATGATATCATAACTGGATCGTTTGAACTCCAATCTACATCACCAAACTCTGCCGAAGAAATCCAAGCACCAACAATTTTCCATTGCTCTACTTTATCACCCACAGGTCCTAACATATAGAAATCGATATTCTTTTTGTAGAAATCTGCATATCCATCTCTACCAGTGATAGATTCATGTGATGTTCTAATCCACTCCATTACTGCTTGTGCACCACTTGGAACGATTGGGTCATATAGAGTGATAGTGATATCAGTCCAGTTTGATTTACCCTTAATTTTTCTCTTTAAATTGATATGGTCTAATTCTACAACTTCACTTTCTAACTTAGGTCTGTTTGCTGTTTTAATCATGAAAGATGGAATACCATCAATTTCCATAATGAAACGATTCGCTAACTTTGGTTCAAAGTTTGTATAAAATATCTTATCAAATGATAATACGTCAGCCATTGTTTATTTCTCCTTTACTTATTATAAGTATATCTTTTTTTAATTATGCGTTAAAAGTTGCCCCAGTTGGTAAAACATTGAAATCAATTTGAATGAATTCAGCAGTTTTAGTTGGTTGTAAGAATATTGCACCTTTTAAGATGTTTCTATCGATTACGTCTGGAGTGTTGTTGGTTTCATCCATTACAACTTTGAATGCGTATAAACCTTGTCTTTGTTGAATGTTTTCTAAATAAGGGTTAACCGTATTTAAGAATTTGTTTCTAGTATCAATTGTGTTTTGTTCGAACAATAAATATCTACTTGTTGAAGCAATATACTTCTTAACTGTGATAAGTAATCTTCTTACATTGATTCTATCTAATGCTGATGGTCTACTTTGTAAAGTCTTTTGTCCAAATGCTACGATACCTTGTCCAGGGAATTGAGCGATTGGATTTACTTTTCCTTCATATAAAGTATCTCTATCAGAATGTGTTAATCTATCTAATACTGCTACTGCTCCAGTGATACCACCTCTATTCAAACCTGCTGGTGCGAACCATTCTGCTGATGTAGCATCGTTAGCTGCATAAACTCTAGGTAATAAAACTGATGGTGGAACTGTTATTAATTTGTTTGTGTTTGTATCGATTGTTTTAACCCAAGGATAGTAAACTGCTGCATAGTTAGTATCTAAACCTTCTGCTACACCTACTACCGTTTCAATACCAGCACCTTGTCCTGCTGCATCCATAATATAAAACGTATCAGCTCTGTTTTCGCAAACATCCATTGCAGCTTGAGTTACATTTCCGT